GAGGAGGACAAGCCCAAGCGCGGCCCCCGGCCCGACCCCACCCGCGGCCAGTCCCCGGACGCCGAGTCCGGTCCCGCTCAGCAGTTCGCAGCCCTATTCGACCAGTAGCCCCCGCAGTGGGGGCTGTGCCCCCGTCGGGGGCCAGAAGGGAGGCCCGCGATGGCGGGTATCGACATCAACCGCACCACCGCCGGGGTCAACCTGCCCCCGGCGGTGTCCAGCGACATCTGGGCCGACGCCCAGGAGCAGTCCATCGTCATGCAGCTCGCCCGCCGGATCGACATGCCCGGCCGCGGCGTGTCCATCCCCATCATCACGGGCGACCCTGAGGCGTCGTGGGTGGCGGAGACCGCGGAGAAGCCCGTCAGCCGCGGGACGTTCGGCAACAAGCTGCTGACCCCGTACAAGCTGGCGGTGATCGAGCCGTTCTCGATGGAGTTCCGGCGCGACCTGCCCGGCCTGTACAACGCGATGCGGCCCCGCCTGGCGGGTGCGATCGCCAAGCAGTTCGACGAGTCGGTGCTGTTCGGTCCCGCCCCGGGGTCGGGGTTCGACACGCTGGCGGCGGCCCCGGCGGTGTCCATCGACAACACCACCGACCAGACCATGTACAACGGGCTGGTCGCGGCGATCTCGTCGGTGGCGGCGGCGAGCGGCACCCTGTCGGCGTGGGCGCTGGCCCCGCAGGGCGAGGCGCTCGCTCTCAGTGCGGTGGACGGCAACGACCGGCCGCTTTTCATCTCCAACCTCCAGGCCGAGGGCCGCAGCATCGGCATGTTCCTGGGCCGGCCTGCCTACCTGTCCCGCCACGTCTATGACGCGGGCGTCGACCCGGCGCCGGACACCGTCGGTTTCGGCGGGGACTGGTCGGCGGCGATGTACGGCATGGTCACCGGGATCTCCATCTCCGAGTCCGACCAGGCCACGCTCACCGACGGCGCGACCACGATCAACCTCTGGCAGCGCAACATGTTCGCGATCCGGGCCGAGGTGGAGATCGGTTTCGCCGTACGCGACGTGAACCGGTTCGTCCGCCTGACCGGCGCGTAGAGGGGGTCGCGGCCATGGAAGGGCGCGTTGGGGTGCGCATGTCGTCGTCGCCGACGGTCGTGTGGGTCCTCGAAGAGCAGGCCGAGCGGTACGAGGCGCAGGGGTGGCGACGGGTGGAGGCGGAGAAGCCCAAGCCGCGCCGCGGGCGCCCGAAGAAGTCCGAGGAGAAGGAGGGGGACGGCGATGCGTAGGACCACGCCCGCCGTGGTCGTCGATGGGGCCGTCCCCACATCGCGGGTCCCCGTCCCGGTCCAGTTGTTCACCCGGGACGGCGGCGGAGACCTGGTTCCGGTCGACCTCGGCGCCCCGGCGAGCGTCGCCTGGGGCGACGTCACCGGCAAGCCGGCCACGTTCCCGCCGACGATCGGCACCACGGCCACCACGGCGGCCGCGGGCAACCACACCCACCCGGGACTGGCGGCGGACCAGGCGGCGGGGACCGCGTCCATCCGCACCCTGGGCACCGGAGCACAGCAGGCCGCGGCCGGCAACCACACCCACACCGGGCTGATGTCCGGCAGCGCGCCGACGGTGGCGAACTCGACGGCGACCGACGTCGCCGGCCTGGTCGCCGACCACAACTCCCTACTGGCGGCACTGCGCACCCGCGGGGTCCTCGCGACGTAAGGGGGGTGCGTGGTGGCGTTTGCGACGGTCGACGACGTGCAGGCCCGCCTCGACCGGCCGCTGACGGCGGAGGAGCGGACTCTGGCGGGAACGCTGCTGGAGGACGTGGAGGCCATCATCCGCGGCCGGGTCGGCGATCTGGACGAGCGGGTGTGCGAGGCGAACTACCGGGCGCTGCTGGTGATGGTGGAGTCCAACGCGGTGCTGAGGGTGATCCGCAACCCCACGGGGGTGCGCTCGGAGACCGAGGGCAACTACTCCTACCAGCTCTCGGCGGCGGTCGCCTCGGGGCACCTGTTCGTCGGTGGTACGGAGTGGGCGCAGCTCGGCGCCGGAGGAGGCGCGTTCACGATCACCCCGGTGCTCCGGACGACGGCGCGGCAGTGCCCGGACTGGTGGGGTGATTGTTGGTGAGCATCCTCGACCGCAACCCACACCTGGCGGACGTGTACCCGCAGGTCAGGTCGACGGACGATTTGGGGAACCCAGTGTGGGTTCCCGCAGAGTCGCCCATCCGCATCAGGTGCGCGATCCAGCCGTCCACCTCGAACGAGGTCAGTGTGACCGGCCAGTACGTGGTGGACCTGTACCGGCTGATCGCCCGGGAGGCCCCGCTGGGGCCGTGGGCGGCGGTGTGGTGGGTCGATGAGGGGTCCTGGTGGGACGTCCAAGGCGCCCCTCGCCATTACCGGATGTCGGGCCGGACCCGGCACGTGGACGCGATGATCCGCCGCCGACGGTCGAGCGTGGAGGTGGCGTGATGGTCCGCCTGAACGCGAACTTGGAGAAGATCGTCGCACGGGAGGTCGCCGACGGTGTGCACGAGCGGGCGGAGATCCTCGCCGAGCGCGCGGAACGCCTGCTGGCCGCACACCGGCATTCGGGCCGGGCGTCGATCGAGGTGACCCGGGGCCGCACGGACTCGTGGGTGTCGCTGGTCGACCCGGACGGCGGCGCCCTGTCCATCGAGTACGGGCGCGGCCCCACCTCCGAGCGGGGTCCGATGCAGGGCCTGTACATCCTGCACCGGATGATCGGGATGCGCGGTGGCTAGGCTCCTGCCGCGCGTGGACGCCCTGCTGATGGGGGTGCTGCGCGCCGCCCCCGACCTCGCTGGCATCGACGTGGGAACTCGTGTGATCTCCCCAATGCCGCTGCCGTATGTGATGGCGCGCCGGTCCGCCGGCTCGTCGGTGCATCCGCGGTTCCTGGACGCCGCGCTGGTGGATGTCCAGGTGTGGGCGCGCTCGGAGACGCAGGCGGAGTCCCTGTCGCAGACGGCGCGCGACGTCCTGTTTCTGGCGTCCAGGTCTCCGCAAGTGGTGGTGCCTGGCATCGGCTACATCTCGTCGTTTGAGGAGCAGGCGGCGCCGGTGGAGCTGCCCTCGGATACGGCTGACGAGGACACGTACCGCTATCAGGGATCGTACTGGCTGCGCGTCCGTCCTCTCGTCTGACAACTGAATAGGCGCCTCTCGGCGCACAGGTCCGCAACCTGCTCGTTTCTGTTCGTTCCTGTGCCCTTGAGGAGGCATGACATGGCGCTTGACGATGGCGCGGTGGTGATCCCCGGCGAGGGACACTTCTTCTTCGACTCGACCGGCGCGGCGACGCGGCCGACCGACCCGTTCGATCCCGGTGAGCTGCTGATCGAGATCGGCCACACGAGTCGGGAGACGCCGCTGACGATCGCCCAGGACGGCGGCGAGCGCACCGTCCACCCGTCGTGGCAGAACACGTCGCTCCGTGAGTCGATCTCGCCGGTCTCCCACATGTTCCAGTTCTCGCTGCTGCAGTGGGACGCCCTGGCCTACCAGCTCTACTACGGGTCCGGTGGCACCATCGACGGCGACTACTACGGGGTCACCAAGGGAACCCCCACCCCGACTGAGGGCGCCCTCTACATCCGCGTCGACGACGGGCCTGAGTTCGCCGACTTCTGGATTCCGCGGGCGTCGATCCTGCGCGCTGACAACGTCGAGCTGGACCCCGAAAACCTCAGTGGCTTCCCGGTGCAGGCGACCGCCCTCGGTAAGAGCGAGTTGGACTACCTGTTCCAGATCGGCGCGAAGCGCGCCCCGGTCACCACTCCCTGATACTCGCCCGGCGCGGGAACGCGGACCCCTGCGCCGGGCGTCCACCCACAGGTCCGCGCGGAGGTCCGCATGTCCATCGTTGATCTTTCTCACCTGCAGGAGACCGCCCCGAACTCGACCGTCGTGAAGCTGCATGACCGGGAGATCGCCCTGCGGCCCCTCATGATGATCCCGGCCGAGCACGACGCCGAACTTCTGCAGTTCATGGAGGCCCTGGCGAACAGCCCGTTCGGCAAGGGCGGGAAGAAGGCCAACGCCAGTCTGAGCATGAAGCAGATCGGTGATCTGATGCCGCACGTCAACACCATGATCCGCATCGCCGCTCCGACGCCCGAGGACGGTGAGCGCCTGTCCAGGCTCCCATTGGGGGCGCGCCTGGAGATCGTCATGAGTTACGCCTCTGAGCAGGACATGGGAAAGCTCTTGCCCTCCGCGAGCTGATCCGCGATCACGGGGGGCCGCTGTACGCGGACCTGCTGAGGTACTACCGGGTCGACCTGCGTGACGTAGTGGCGGGGCGCGGCCCGTCCCCGGCGCTCGTGCTCGCGCTCATCGAGGGCCTGCCGGCCGATGCCGCGTTCACCGCGTCGGCCGCCGCGGCGTCCACCCGAAGTGCGGTGGATGAGTGGCGGATGTGGCAGTCCACCCTGCAGTCGAACCTCCTAGCGGCGGAGGAGATCGACTTCACCCGCGAAGGCACCAAGGCTGCGGTCGGCAAGAAGTACAAGTTCAAGCCGCACCCCCGGCCAGGCGCCACGAAGAAGCCCCGGGTGTTGACGGTGGCGCAGATCAACCAGATGAGCCGAACCGCGTGATGAGAGCCCGGGGGGTGGTCCCCTGTGGCTGGTCCTGGTGGGCGCACGGCCGGACGCGTCAGCGTCAGGGTCGTTCCTGACACGAGCAAGTTCCGCAAGGACCTGACGAAGGACCTGGAGAAGCTCGAACGCAGCCTCACCGTCAAGATCCCCACCAGGATCGACACCAAGCGCGTCGCCCGCGATGCCGCCCGCGTCAACGCCGACCTCCAGCGCCAGCTCGCCAACGTCGACGTCAACGTCAACCTCAACACCAGCGCGGTCGGCAAGCAGATCGACCGGCTCGCCCGCGACCGCACCGCCACCATCCGCCCTGAGATCGACAGGGCGGCCCTCGCGGGCGCGTCCCAGGCGCTCGGGTTACTCGCCCAGTCCATGGCCGGGCTCGGGCGGCGCGCGGTCGGCCTGTCGGCGGCGACCGCCGGGATCGCCGCTCTCGCGTCCGGGGCGGCCTCCGCGGTCGTCCCTGTCGTCCAGCTCGGCACCGCCCTCGCCCCACTCGCTGGTTTTGCTGCGGCGCTTCCTGCGGTGGCGGGTGCGGCCGGTGCGGCGATGGGCACCCTCGCGGTCGCCACGGTCGGCGTGGGTGACGCGCTCGGCGCGATCGTCGAGGGCGACGCAGAGAAGATCTCGGAGGCCCTCGACAAGCTCAGCCCGGCCGCCCGATCGTTGGCGCGGGAGTTCGAGGACCTGCTTCCGGCTCTGCGCGATGTACAGCAGGAGGTCCAGGAGAGCCTGTTCGCCCCCCTGGAGGGGGAGGTCGAGCGGCTCGGGGAGCGCCTGCTGCCCACGCTCACCACGGGCATGGTGGACGTGGCCGATGCCGCCGGTGGTGCGGCACGTCAGCTCACCGAGTTCGCCGGGTCCGGACGCAGCCTCGCGTTCCTAGACGCGTTGTTCGCGTCGACCGCTACCTCCATCCGCAACGCCGAGAGCGCCCTCCCGAACTTCCTCTCCGGGTTGGCGGCCATCGGTACGGCCGGGCTGCCGTTCGTGGAGGAACTCGGCACCGCCCTCGACGTCGCCTCCGAACGGTTCCGAGCGTGGGCCGATGAGGCCGTGCGATCCGGGGACGTCACCGCGTGGATCGAGGACGCGGTCGACACCCTGTCACAGCTCGGCGACATCGCCGGCAACGTCGCCGGGATCATCGGCTCCATCTTCTCCGCCGCCGGTGACGGCGGGCTGCTTGCCACCATCGAGAACCTCACCGGGGAGATGGACGAGTTCCTCTCCAGCGCGGAGGGCATGGAGGCGCTCGAAGGGCTCTTCGAAGGTTTGTCGCTGACGGGGTCGGCGCTGTCGCCGGTGCTGTCGGCGCTCGTCTCCGGCATCGGTGCGCTCGCCCCGGCGATCGGGCGGATCGCCCGCGCGTTCGGTCCGGTGCTGACCAGTGCGATCGACGGGCTCGTGCCCGCCCTGGCCGAGTTGGAGCCGGGCATCATCGCGGTCGTCGAAGCGCTCGGAGACGCGGTCGACGTGCTGGTGGAGACGGGGGCGCTGGAGCAGATCGCGACCGCGTTCTCCGAAATCCTGATCGCGCTGGCCCCGTTGCTGCCGCTCCTCGCCCAGTTGGCCGCGGTGGTGCTGGTGGCGTTGGCGGACGTGCTGGTGATGCTGGCGCCGCACATCGCGGCGCTCGTCTCCGAGCTGGCGGACAGTCTCGCTCCGGTGCTGCCTGAGCTGTCGGCGGCGTTCGCCGAGCTGATCGAGGCGATCGCGCCGCTGATCCCACCGCTGGTGGAGGCGCTGCTGCCGGTGATCCGGCTGCTGCCGGAGCTGCTGACGATGATCGCGGAGCAGACGTCGGCGTGGGCCACCACGCTCACGGACATGCAGCCGGTGCTGATCGCGGTGATCGGCGCGGTGGGGTGGCTGCTGGAGGGCCTGGTCGCCCTCGTGTCGTGGGTGCTCCAGACCGCGACCAGCTTCTTTATCTGGGTGCAGAGCGCTCGGCAGACCGCCGAGGAGGTCGGCACCCGGGTCGGCAAGATGGTCGGAAAGGTCATCCAGGACTTGCGCGACATGCGTGATGACGCGATCGACGCGTTCGTCGACCTGCGCGACCGCGCCATCTCGCTCGTCGCCCGCACGGCCGCGCGCATCGTCCACGCGTTCGTCGCCGCCCGGGACGGGGCGATCGCCATGGTGCTATCGCTGGCGCGAGGCGTCATCTCGGGCATCAGCTCGGCGGTGCGGTTCGTCGCGTCGCTCCCCTCCAGGGTATTGAACGCGTTCCGCAGTGCCCGGTCCTGGCTCAAGTACGCCGGGATGAACATCATCTTCGGGCTTATGGACGGCATCAACTCGGCGGTCCGGCACCTGTACGACCAGATGTCCGGCATCGCCCGCAACGTCCGCAACTACTGGCCTTTCAGCCCCGCCAAGGTGGGCCCCTTGCGGTCGCACCCGATGGACAAGGCCGGCTTCAACTTGGCCTCCATGCTGGCCGAGGGGATGGCCCAGGGGCAGCACCTGGTCACCCAGGCCAGCAACCGGCTCGCATTGGCCGCCGCCGCGCCCAGCCTGGTGCCCACGGCCGACCTGGAGTCCACCGCCGCCACGGCGGCGACCGGACAGGCCGAGACCCTGGCGGCGCTCGTGCGGCAGATGGAGCGGATGACCGGCGGCGACATCGTCGTGACCGTCGACGGCCAAGAGATCGCCCGCGCTGCGCGACGCGGTGAGCGCGACCTGGCGAGGAGGTGAGCCGGTGATCGAGAACCTGTGGATCGGGGTGCCGGGGCGGATGCGGGAGGTCGCCGAGCAGGCGTCGTCCTACACCCGGCCCCGCGACCTCGGCACGTCAGTCTTCACATCGCTGGCGGGGCGGAACACGCTCACCCGTGCCCGCGACAAGCCCCGCCAGACCACACTCGCCTGGAACAGCCTGGCTCCCGACGACTTCGACCACCTCGTCGAACTCGCGACCGCCCCGCCGCGGTTGTTCGACACCTACCCCAGTGCCGGCGAGGTGATCGGCGTCATCGACCCGACCGTGCGCAACGCCCTGGGTGCCGCGCAGTCGCGGGGGCGCCCGCCGTCTGGAGCGATCCAGGCGACCATCGCCGACGCCTACGAACTCACCGGTTCGGGGGCTCTCGTCCGAGGGGCACCGGGCGGCATCTACAGCGTTGGGGTGCAGCCCACCGTCGCCGGGGACGTGCTGACGTACCGGCACGGGTACTGGCCTGGATGGCCGGTGATGCCAGGCATGACCCTGTCGCTGATGGGGTCCCCAGTGGGCCGGGGCGGGTCGCAGGCGTTGTGGGCCTACGCCTCCCCGCAACTGGTGTGGGTGAGCGACTCGGGATTCGAGGTCGGCACCGTGACAGGTGCCCCAGGTTCCGGGGTGACGCCGGCGGTTGCGACGGGGACGGCTCCGGCGAACGCGGTGTGGGTGTCGCCGCGCGCGATCGTGGGGACGTCACCCCCGTCCTCGGTCATCCTGACGGACACGGTCCTGGCCTACGGGCAGCCCGCCGAGGTGGTGGGGTGGCCGCTGGGTGAGGGGTCCCCGGCCTACGCCATCCGCTCCTACGACGACACCCCGGCCCTGGGGACGCGCGAGCGCGGGATCAGCCTGGATCTGGTGGAGGTGCACGGCAGTGCGACCCGGTAGCCCTGAGCTGGATGCCGCCTTGGAGCGGGGCGACCGCTCGTATGCGGCGGCGGTCCGGTTGGGCAGCCTGGACATGACGTCGGAGGTGGCGGGCTGGTCGGTGTCGCGGTCCTATGACACGGGGCTGCCGGAGGCGGTGGCGGCGCCGGTGGGGTCGTCGGCGGCGCAGGCCAGCATCGAGCTGACGTCGGCGCAGGGCTGGCAGGAGCCGACGGCGGCGAAGAAGTACAGCCCGTGGGCGCCGCGGAACACCGCCGATTACGCCCGGCCGGGCCAGTCCGCGGTGATCGACTGGGGGCTGGAGGAGGAGCAGAAAAGCGCGTTTCGCGGCCGGGTCACCCGGAATACGACGAACTCCAGCAGCGGCCGGGTGTCGCTGACGGCGCTGGACGGTGCGGAGATCCTTCGCGGCCGGGCGACGCTGCCGCCGTGCGTGGCGTCGGCGTCGTCCGGTATCCATGCGGCGTGGGTGGTGGACCACGCCCTGCGGTCCAACGGGATTTACGCGTCCCCGCCGCCGCGCCCTAACGCGATGTACCAGGTGATGTTCGCCAGCATGTTCGGCAGCGTCGAGGCCAACATGGGCATGCGCATCGCCACTACTGGGTCCATCTCCTACGACCCGGATCGGTCTCCGTGGACGGCCGGCCCGGTCTATGACTCGGGGGACGGGTGGTCGGTGACGTGGGCGCCGCAGCGCCGCATCCTGTCGCAGGTGACGACACTGATGGGCGAATGGTGGGTGTACCGGCGGACCACGGCCGATGTGGATCCGTCGCAGCTCGTGTTGAGCTTCCAGGCGTCCGAGGACTCGGCCTCGTCGGAGGACATCACGCTGCGGTTCGACCCGGGAGCTCCGAGCCTGCGGGCTGTCGTGGGCGGCTCGGGGATCACCTGGGGCCTGCCATCGGGAACGGTTTCCCAGGCGGGCCGGTACAAGATCGCGTTCCAGGTGGTGTTGCCGTCGCTGGGGTCCGGGGTGCAGGTGCGGGCGTGGCTCTATCAGCCCAGCGGGGCACTGCACGCGACAGCGACCCAGACCACGTCCGGCGTCATGACCTTCGGATTCCTCCATAAGGTAACCGCATCGTCGCGGTCTCCGATGGAGTGCGTCAACGTCTCCCGGGTCGCCTCGACCCCGCCGATCGTGCAGCAGTGGCAGCGCGGCGCCGACATCGACCTCCTCATCAACGGGGCGAGCCCCGGACTCACCCGGTACGGGCTGGACGCGATCCCGCCAGCGGCCGGATCGTGGTGGGACCTCCTCAAGGACATCGCGTCGTCGACGCTGTCCTACATGGGGTTCGACGAGGACGGCGTCTTCCATTTCCGCAGGTACGAGTACATCACCCCGGATGATGCGACGCCTCCCGCGCTGACGCTGACCGCGCAGCGCGACATTGCCGACATCACCGTGGACGAGGAGGCTGCGGCGATCCGCAACCGTGTCGAGGTCGGACTGGTTGCGTGGACGCGGGCGCAGACCTTGTCCGAGGTGCTGGTGTACGGGTCGGTCACCCAGATCCCCGGCGGCCAGTCGGTGTCAATCCATTTCGATTTCGGCGTCACCAGGCCGTGGCGAATGCGGACCCCGATGATGTACACGGGGGCGACCCCGCCAGCGAACTCCACCGTCGCCAAGTTCTTGACGAGCACGGGAGCGTTGGCGCCGGTGGAGTGCGAGATGCAGTGGGTCGGGGACTGGCCGGTGGTGACCTACCACAACCGCGGCACGGGCACCGCCTACGTCGCCACCGATTCCAGCCTGTCCGCCGGGTCGCTGCGGTTCGCGTTCGCGGACAACAGCAGCGAGACGCTGCGGCCGGTGGTGCGGGAGGACCTCGACTCCATCGCCCGCTACGGCCAGCAGGCGCTGGAGTTCGCGGCGTCGGATTGGGTGCAGAACGCGTTCTTCGCCGACTGGGTGGCGTGGGCGCTGCTGACGTGGACCGCGTGGCCCGTTCCGCTCACCTCCCCGGTGACGATCCTGCCCGACCCTCGGTTGCAGACCGGCGACGTGGTCCTCATCCAGGACCCCACCGGCTCGATGATCGACGGCACGTTCCGGGTGCTGGGGTACACGGTGCGCGGGTCCGGCCCGGACGTGGAGATGACCGTGGACGTGCGCCCCCTCTACCGGCCCCGCCGCCCGGTGGATGCCGACGCGGCCGTCGAGCCGATCCTCGACCCCGAGCTGCCCACCGAACCCGGATAGGAGGACGCCGTGGAAGAGCCCGAAGAGCGCGACGCGATCGAGGTGCCCGGCCCGCCGACCGACACCGGAGCCGAAGCCGGCGTACTCCTGCCCGACGGCACCGTGGTGCCCGAGTCACAGGTGCCACAGGAGGGCGGGTGAGTGTGGCCGAGGACATGACCATCGGTGAACTCCACCGAGTACTCGCCCGCATCGAGGAGGGCCAGAAGGACCTCCGCCGGGAACTCGCCGAGTCTCGCGCCCAGATGGTCCCGATGCAGGTCTACACCCTGGAGATCGCGGCTCTGCGGTCCGAGTCCGCCGAGCTTAAAGCGGAGCTGGTCGCTGGCCGCAAAGAGCAGGAGGGCGCCGTCGCGGGGCTGCGCGAGGAGCTGAAGGCGGAGGCCAAGCAGCGCGTTCTGGACCGCAGATGGTGGCTCGGGATCGTGGCGGTTCCGATCGCCGGACTGGTGCAGTCCTACCTCGCTCCGCTCATGGGGGTGGGTTCGTGAAGCTTCGACTTCTGCGCTGGCTACCCCGTGTCCAGCTCGGCGCCCACACGGTGCGTGGGATCGCCTGGTTCGCGGGCGTGTTCGCTGGCTTCGTCATCGTCACGCATTTGGTGCAGGTTCAGGCTGATCAGGTTGCCCAGCTTCGTGGGGACGCCGAAGCGCTGTCTCAGCAGGTGCACGAGCTTGGGGGTACCCCGGTCGCCACGCCGGCGCCGCCGCCACTCCAAGGGCCCCCCGGTCCGTCGGGGCCTCCTGGCGCCCCGGGATCGGACGGCCGCGACGGGTCGGACGGCGGCCGCGGCCCGGCCGGCGAGGACGGCGCCGACGGCCAACCCGGCCCGGAAGGGCCCGCCGGACCTGAAGGTCCCGCTGGCCCTCAAGGGCCGCAAGGCGAAACCGGACCCGCTGGCCCGCAGGGGCCGCCCGGACCCCAAGGACCACCTGGCCCTCCTGGCCCCTCCGGGCCACCCGGGCCCGCTGGCGGACCCGCACCGACCCCCTGAACCGAAGGAGTCCAACATGCCCTGGCTGAAACAGCTCGCCGAGGTCGCTCGGCGCACTGGCTATCCCGTGGTGGAGGTGTCCGGATGGCAGTCCCGCGGCCGTGAAGCCCAAGCCGAGGTGGACGGCATCGTGTGCCACCACACCGCGACACCCAAGTCTGCGAAGGGTGACTACCCGACGCTGAACGTCGTGAAGAACGGCTACTCCGGCCTGCCCGGACCGCTGTCGCACTTCGGGCTGGGACGGTCGGGGACGATCTACGTGATCGCGGCCGGACGGTGCAACCACAACGCCCCGTCGACCAGCAGCTACCACACCAACTCGCGGTCGATCGGCATCGAGGCGGAGAACTCGGGGGCTTCGAACGACCCGTGGCCGCAGGTGCAGAAGCTGGCCTACGCCGCGCTGGTGGGCGAGCTGTGCCGGGAGTTCGACCTGCCGGTGTCTCGGGTGAAGGGGCACAAGGAGGTCAACCGGGCCAAGAACGACCCGACGTTCGACATGGGCGCGTTCCGCGAGGACGTGACCGACTACCTCAACGGCAACGCGACGAGCATGGGAGACGACGACATGGTCGGGCTGAGTAAGGGCGACAAGGGCGAGCGGGTCAAGTACCTGCAGGTGATCCTCATGGGCGCCGGCGGGAAGCTCCCCAAGTACGGGGCGGACGGGGACTACGGCGACGAGGTCGAGAAGGCCGTCATCGCGGTGCGCCGCTCCGAGGGGTCGGAGCAGGACTTCGGTGACCGGATCACCGGGTGGGCTGCCGCGCAGATCATGCAGGCGTTCGTGAAGAACCAGGCCAAGTAGCCCGAACTCTCAACCAGAGATCGATCATTGCCCCGCCGTGTGCGGGGTTTTCGCATGTCAGGAGGACCACCATGGTCCACCGAGCACCAAGGGAGTACGACCTCATGGTCGAAACGAAGGTCACCTCAGCCACGCTCGTGTCGCTGTTCGCGTCCGTCGCGCTGTCCGTCATCACCGCGTTCCTCGCCGAGCCCGGCGCGTTCGGTCCGCTGTCCGCCCCAGTGGCGTTCGTCCTCATGGCTGCTCTGCCTCCGATCGCGACGTTCCTCGGCGGGTACGCCGCGCCGCACACCCCGCGCGAGACGACCCAGCAGGGGGTCTGAGGTGGCGTTGCCGTCTGACGTCGACACCGTGGCGGTGTCCGGCCGCTGGGTGCTGGCGGACGGCACCCCCGCCCAAGGCCGGGTGGAGATATGGCCGTGCCCGCCCCGCCTGGTGTCGCCGGGCGAGGACACCGTCATCCTGTCCTCACCCATCGTGCTCACCATGGACGCCACGGGGGCGGTCGCCGGGGTGGTGCCGGCGACGGACGACCCGGACCTGGTGCCGAACCCGTTCCGCTACCGGGCCGTGGTGATCGTCCCAGGCGCGACCAGCTACGAGTTCGAATTCTCGGCGCCCGCCGAGGGCGGACCGGTGGATCTCACCGACTACGCCCCGCCCGCGACGTGCCCGGAACCAGGCCACAGCTACGTGTACTCCGTGAATGGGATGACCGGGCACGTGACGCTGCCGGTCGGTACCGGCGCGGTGTCGTCCGTCAACGGCCAGACCGGCCACGTCGAGCGCCTGGAGGA